CAAAAATTAGCAGGTGGTTTAATGGCATTTGGTTGGTTTATTTATGATGTTAATTATAACGGTAAACCTCAAATAGATTGGATATAAAAATGATAAAAATAAAACTAGAGCCATTTGAAGTACAACTAGCCTTTGAAAACTCAACTAAAAGATACATAGAAAACTTGAAGCAAGGTAAAGGTTTTTCATATGGTTATACAGGAGGATTTGAAAAGCAAATAACTGATGGAGTGTTAGGTTCTCTAGGAGAAGTAGCCTTTGCAAAGGGTTTAAATAGGTACTTTAATAGCTCATACAGCGATTCTTATGCTAGATATACAGATTCTGATATGCAAGACAGCATAGAAATTAGATCGCAAAAAAGAAAGGATAATAATTTCTTATTAATTAGACCTAATGAGAAAAAAGCAAAGTATGTTTTAGTTATCCATGAAGGCGATTTTAAATTTTCTATTATGGGGTGGTTTCCTTATAAAGAAGATACTGAGGAGATGTCAAAAAGATTAACTGACTTTGGTTATTCAAATAGACCTGCTGCTTATAAAGTTAATATAAATGAACTAAATAATATGGAGGATCTGTGAGTGATAAGATAAATTTTAAACTGTTTAAACCATTTGGTTCAACAATTGCTAAGTCTGTATTGCCTTTAAATCTAATGAAAGAGTTTCAAGAAGATTTAAAACAAATTAGAGAAGATAAAGACAAAGCTAAAAACCATGATTGGGGTAACCAATTAATCGGACAAGTACATGGCGAATATTTAATTACTCCAGAGGTTATGCTTAAATGGAAAGAATTATTTTTTGATCCTATTATCTCTGGTTATACAAATGGTCATTATAAGGATAGCAAAATAGAAAGTATAAAGATTACTTCAGCTTGGTATGTAGTCCAAAAACCAGGTGATTATAATCCTTGTCATACTCATGTTACTTATACCAATAAAGAAAAAGGAGCAGATTTAAGCTGCGTTGGTTATCTAACAATACCAGATGCCATGAAACCAAATAAAAATGCTAAAGAACATGACGACACTTCAGGCAATTTAGAATTTTTAGAAGGTTCGGAGAATATGTTCTTTGATGCTAATTATAAAGTATTACCAGAAGTTAGAGATTGGTATTTATTCCCTTCAAATTTAAGACATACAGTTTATAAATTTGATTCGGATAATAAAGATGATGAAAGAATATCATTTAGCTTTAATGCAATAATTATTTTTAAACCTAATGGGTGAATTATTATGTATTATTTATTGACAATGTTTGTTTCAACTATTAGAAAGGATTAAATGTTAAAAACAATTGGAAAAGAATGGACTAAGAAAGAAGAAGGTGGTTGTTTTACAGCAGATCATATGAGTCCAAGTCAGCTTAATAAAAGCTTAGACTTATGGTTTAATGATTATGTTGTCTTAACAGCAGAGCAAAGAAAATCTTTATTTGGTAATTTAAACATGGACATAGGAGCTATAGTTGGTCAGGCAGTTCAAGATGTTATTGTCCATAATTTAACATTAGAAGAAGTAATGAAAGGGAAAAAATAATGACAGATCAAGTAATGATGGAACTAGCTAAAATGCAAACAAAGATTAGATCCTATGAGCAAGATCAAAAAAAACATATAGAGCAATTACATGAAAGAGATAAAGAAATAAATGAGCTAAGAGCCAAACTTGATTCAATAGATTTAAAAGAAAAAATGATTGCTAAGAATCAAAGTTATTTAGAGTTACAAGCTTTAAAGGATAGAGAACAAATAAAAGAAAACCAAAAACTAAAGGAAGGAAACAATGCCGAAACAAAAAGTAAACCAGGAAGAAAGCCAACCAAGTAAAACTGCTGAAGATAAAAGTAAAGGTTCTTTTAAAGAAAAGAGAGCTTTATGTATAGCTTCACTAGATACTAATGTTGAGAAATTAGACTTTAAAGGAAAGAGTTATTTAACAGTAGCTAAAAGACACAACCACTTATTAAAGTTTTTCCCAGAATCTAAAATTGATGAGCAAATAATTTATCAAGATGATAAAAAAGTTATTGCTAAGACTACCTTATATATTGGAGATACTCCTTATAGTGTAGGTCATGCAGAAGAAATAAGGGATGCAAACTTTATTAATAAAACAAGTGCCTTAGAGAATGCAGCTACTTCAGCTTTAGGAAGATGTTTAGCAACATTTGGATTACATGGTACAGAATTTGCTAGTGCAGATGAGCTAGTTAATGCTGTAATTAATCAAGGTGCAAGTACAAAAAATTCAATTAAGGATTCAATTAAAAAGCAAACAACCGAAACTAAGTTGACTGCTTTATATTCTGATTGGAAAAAAGAAAATGATTTAATAGAAAAATCTTTTGAATCTCAACAACAAACAATAAAAACTAATGGAGGACAAAACAATGTCAATAAACAACAGCAACAATGGTAGTGGTAAACAAAAGGATTGGGTATTATTTCCATTTGACGCAACCAATGAAAGAGCAATTAAACTAGATTTTTCAGGAAATGTTAATTTAGATAATGGCAATAAAGGTACAATCTTAGGAGTAAAAGGTACTAGCAGAGATGGTAACACAAAGTTTGTTAAAATATTTGCACAAGTAGGAGTTCTATTTAAAGGTGATGATAAATTTACTGGAGATATGAATTATCCTGAAGCTGGTGGAGCAAAAGGTTTAATTGGTTGGACTAATGATGAAGGTAATATTTTATCTGGTTATAAGAATGAGCCTAGACCAAAACAAGATGCACCAACAACAACTCCAAGTCAACCTAAGGCAGCAAGTAAGGAAATTCCATTTTAATTAGTGAAATTTATCTTTCTGTTTATGTTTTTTGTAGATGGAACTATTGAAAAAATTACAGTTCCTTTTGATAGTTCTTCTACAAATTGCCAAGCAAGATTAGAAATGATTACAACAATAGATTACTTACCAATAGGTGTTAGATATAAAGGCAAACAAGTAGCAGCTCATTGGTGTACAGATACAGAAGGAAATTATGTCAGATAATGTAAAGTTTATAAATAATTTAGAAAAATTATTACATGAAAAAGAAGGGGATTATGGACATTTTGACCATACATCTTATGCAATGGTTGGTATGATGGAGAAATATTTATCAATCCACAATAACAAAACAATTAAAGTTCCATTAAAATTCTTTGGTTTATTTATGGTTTTTCTTAAATGTTGGAGAGTGATGCAATCAAAAGAATACAAAAAAGATAGCTTTGATGACATCAATGGTTATACAGAACTTTTAAGGAGGTTAGTAATAAATGAAAACAAAACAAAGAGGACTTAGACCAATGACTCCAAAAATGTTGAAGCTATTGCAATTCATTAAGAATTATAGTACAAAATATGGATATATGCCTACTTTTTTAGAAATGGCTAGTGAGATGGAATATAAAAGTAAAAATTCAGTTAGTGTTTTAATTGATAAACTAGAAGAACGACAAGAGTTAAAAAGAGATTACGCTGGTTACAGCAGAAATGTTATTTTAAATGGTTAAAGTTTTAAAGAAATCTAGTTTAGAAATATCAGCTGATGTTGAAGAATTTTTTGATGGTGAAACAATTGAAGAAGCAACTAAGAAAGCACACTATCAAATAATGCCTGGTGAACTTGCAAAAATAAATATCACCGACAACAAGTTCGTAAAGGCAACCATAAAAGTAGTTGGTGAGGAGCATGACTATGAGTCTAAACAGTACAATAAGATTGTACCAGAAGCTTAATACCATTCATAAAAAGATTATGAAATCGGTTGATAGTAATATGTGTGTACATACTTATAATAACTATTTGGAGTATAAACAATTGGTAAGAAGAATTGTTGCCAATCAAAACTCCGATGCTATTGTTAAATATAAAGAATTAGAAATCTAGTTCTTAATATACTAAAAGTTGTAAAAAACTTAAGGGTACTTGTCGCTAAAATAAAAGGAAAGGAACAAAATGTTAAAAGAAAAATCAGATGCGTTTAAGAGAGATATAGAGTTCTACAAAGTTGTAGGAAGAAAAATTAAAGAAGCTAGGCAAACAAATATTAATCAATTTACTGGAAAGTGTTTCTTAATTACACAAACAAAAGTTGCCAAAGCAATAGGCACTACATTCCAAACAATCCAAAAATATGAAAAAGGACACAATCGTATTCCTTTAAGTCAGTTACTTAGAATAAGCAGCTATCTTAAAAAACCTTTAAGCTATTTTGGATTAGAGTCTTTTAGAGAGGAGCAAGAATAATGTTTGTTCCTGTAAACGATAAGCTAGATAAGCTAGTTGCATTAACACCTGATGACCAAGAAAAATTAAGCTACTATAAAAGTATTGTACCTTTAATGATTTCTAATTGTCATAAGGCTCACCAAACTATTCCTGGTTATGATAAGTGTAAGCCAGAGGTAGAAGCTTTTAAATGGTTTGATGGTATTAATATTCCTGTTCATGGTTACATAGATTTAAAAGGGGATAAAGTTATCATTGAAGATAAATGTAAGATGCCTAGAAGGGGGATTGTCAAGAAAGATGGTACTAGATCATGGTTTCCAGGTAAGCTACCTGATAGACCTTCACCATATAATTTATTACAAGTTGATTTCTATTGGTCAGTATTTGAAGTGCCAGTTTATCTTTGTTATGTAAATGAGAAAGAATTTAGAGTCTATCATGCAGATAATTGTGATGAACTAAAGCCTGAGAATATTAAGAAAAGAATACCTAGAATAATTCAAAGAGCTAAGGTTAGACAAAACTTAATGAAATTAAGTAATGATCCTAATGTTCTTAAAGATTACATTCAACCAGACTTTACACATATGTTTTGGAACAATGATGCTAATGAAGATTATTTAAATAATGCTAAGAAGTTTTGGGGATATTAAAAAACACCTAAAAACTCCATAAGCAAATAATTGTCGCACCTATACTGAAACACCCTAAAACTACAATCGTCTATTCTTCAATAAAAGTTTTTTTTCTAAAAATTTTGCAAAACTCAATATGATATACTCTCTAAATAAATAAATAAAAAATAAAAGGAGAGAAAATGGAAAATAAAGGAATAGAGGTTGATATAGAAAAAGTTAATCTTTTTGATAAAGAAATACTTTGTCATGCTATAGGCAACAGAGGACTAGCTCATGCTTGGGGTGTTGGTAAAACTGAAAAGGAAGCTGAGGAGCAATGTAGGTTAGCTGTTAAGGAGTCCTTAGAAGAAAACAAAACTAAATGGCGTCATGCACCATTTAAATATGTAATACAAAAATAAAGTAATATTTGTGGGGGAGGAAACTCCCCTACCAATCAAACTTTGTTTTAGGTTTAAGATCATCTTCTTTATAACATTTGTAATGAGCTTTAGTGTGATTAGCAAAAGCTACAAAAGAATCTGTACTAATCATATCTTTATGACAGTATCTACACTTTCCAACGTCAGCTATTTTTTCTTTCCTTACCCAAGTTTTAGACATACGAATTTTATTACCCCACCGTCATACCCAGTTGACTAG